GATATGGAATCGCAAGTTCTTCTGAAGCATACTCTAAAATATTTTCATTCGTATCACAATATTTTAGAAACTTCAATTCCCATAAAGACCGATAGATGATGTTGGTGGGGTCTCCAACATATTTTTCAGGAAATGATGGTTTGAATTTTCCTTTATAAGACATCTAAATACTTATACTAATAAGACTCATAAAAGGTATTTAGAATGCCTAGTATCCGCAGAATATCTGATTTTAAACCCTTATTTACGAATCTGGCTCAAACTTCTCATTATGAAGTAAAATTTGGTGGTGTAGGACCTCTTGGGGGACCATTAATGGCATATCTTTTTCGTAAAGGAATTAGTCAAAGATTTATTGCCGAAGATGCCGGATTACTTTGCTTTAATGCATCTCTTCCAACTACTTCTTTGGCAACCACAAATATTAGTGGAAACTTTATGGGGGTAACGGAAAAGTTTGCACACACAAGACAATATTCTGCAATTGGACTTGAATTTTATGTGGATAAAAATTATAATGCTCTTAAATTTATAGAAAGTTGGATGGAGTTTATTGCAAGTGGTTCTAATAATCCTATTGGAAGTAATCTTGCTCCAATAGGGCAGAATCGTAAGGATTATATTTACAGAATGCAATATCCAGAATATTATAAATCTGATAGAACGACAATCACAAAGTTTGATAGAGACTATAATAAAGAAATAGAATATACCTTTATTGGGCTATTTCCATCGGCAATATCATCAATCCCTGTAAGTTATAATTCGTCAGATATTCTTAAGATGTCGGTGACTTTTGAGTATGATCGTTATATTGCAGGTAAGTCATTAAGTTTGAATGAAATTATTGGCAATAATAATAATAATTCAGTAACAAATGCAAGAACTCCAAGAACTTCATCAGATAATCTTCCCGTAACTTATCGAACTGGACAATCTCTTGGGAATGAAAGTGGAGTAAGGGCTACAATTACTAATCCGGGAAGTGTGCTTCCTACGATTTTAAATAATTGACCTAAATATCCTTAATGAAGTTTTTATTCAAGTATTATGCCATTACCAAAAATTGCGGTGCCAACATATGAGTTGGAAATACCCTCATTAAAAAAGAATATTAAATACAGACCTTTCTTGGTTAAAGAAGAAAAGGTTTTAATTATTGCGATGGAAAGTGAGGATACGAAGCAAATCGCAGAAGCAGTAAAAACCGTAATTTCAAATTGTATTATTACGAAAGGAATTAAGGTAGAGCAATTATCAACTTTTGATATTGAATATTTGTTCCTGAATGTTCGTGGAAAGTCAGTTGGAGAGTCGGTGGATGTTTTAATTACCTGCCCCGATGATGGAACCACACAAGTTCCAGTTTCAATTAATCTGGACGAAATTAAAGTAAATGCAGATGAAAATCATTCTAAGGATATTAAACTCGATGATGTTTTGACTCTTCGTATGAAATATCCATCTATGCAGGAGTTTATTAAGAATAACTTTAATAATAATGAATCTGTGAGTGTGGACGATACTTTTGAGATGATTTCTGCCTGTGTAGAGCAGATTTATAGTGAAGAAGAATCTTGGAATGCTTCTGATTCAACTAAAAAAGAATTAAATGAGTTTCTGGAACAACTTACCACTAATCAGTTTAAGGAAATTGAGAAGTTTTTTGAGACGATGCCTAAACTTTCTTATACTATTAAATTAAAGAATCCGAATACTGGTGTGGAAAGTGAAGTAGTACTGGAGGGATTAACATCTTTTTTCGCCTAGGAATGGCTCACACTTCGTTGGAGTCATACTATAAGACTACCTTTCAGTTAATGCAGCATCATAAATATTCATTAACGGAGTTAGAAAATATGTTACCTTGGGAAAAAGAGGTTTATATTACTCTTCTTTCTCAATATATTGAAGAGCAAAATCTAAAGAACCAACAGAATGGCTAGTCTATCATCTCCAATCGGACCCACTATAGATGTTGTGGCAAGAACAGTTTCTCGTTCTGTCATAAGTGGTGGTGCCGGTGGAGGTGGTGGTATTCCTGGTGGTGGTGGAGGCGGCGGAGGAGGAAGAGGTGGTGCTCTTGCCGTACAACCTCAGGCAAGTTTAGTTAATGTTGAAAGAAATCTAGAAGTCCAGACCGTTCAAAATGTTCAACAAACTCAAGAGATTTCTGCTCTTAGAGGTACAGTAGATGCTTTACGAACGGAAACTGCAACCTTAAATAATGGTCTTGGAACTGTTTCTAATCTAATACAGCAAGATAGTGCTTTAGAAAAACAACAGGCAGCGGCAGAAGCAGAAAGCGAAAGAAAACTTCTAGAAAGAAATATTAGACTGGGGAAAGAGTCTCAACTAGAGCAAAACATTACAAATGCCCTGGCAAAACCTGTTCAGGCTCTGCAGAAGAAAGTTGGTAATATATTTGGAAGAATTGGAGAGGCTTTAACTATATTATTTGCAGGATGGTTGACGAATCAAGGAATTGAGGCACTTAAAGCAGAATCAGAAGGAAATAAAAACAAATTAGAAGAAATTAAAGATAATGTTCTTAAACATATTGGATATGCCATAGGGGCTTTTGCCGCAATTAAAATAGGATTTAATTTAATAATTAAGACTATTACCGGACTTACCGGAAAAATCGGTGGTCTTGTACTTAAACTTGCTACAGCTCCTCTAAATCTTATAAGAAAAGGTCTTCAAGCCGTTCCTTTTATAGGACCTCGTTTTAGTGATCCAAAACCTGGTGGTCCAAAACCTGGACCAAAACCTGGTGGTGCCGCTGGTATATTAAGGGGAGCGAGAAATTTTGTAAGAGGTTTGGGATTACCTCTATTGGCAGGAACCGCATTAACCGGACTTGATATAGCACAAGGAGAAGACCCAGGAAGAGCAATTGCTGGTGCTGCAGGTGGAATGGCTGCAAGTACTGGGGCATTCGCTCTTGGTTCTTTAATCCCCATTCCTCTAACGGGAGTGGCTGCTGGAGCACTTGCTTATGGACCAGGTGAAAATTTTGGAAAGGGAATGTATGACAAATTTTTTGGAAAATCAGAAACTCCACAGGCAAAAGTCTCACCAACAACTCCTAAGGCAGGAGATTCAAAACCAGAACCAGAAACACCGCCACCAACAATAATGGCACCTGCAGAGGCAGACGCAAAAATATCTTCACAACCATCAGTTGAACCGCAAAATTCTATACTTCCAACACCAGCGGCACAAACACCTGCGGCATCACCAGAACCAGCAGCAATACAACCACAAACACCAGCAATTCCTCCACCAAGTCCTGAAATGACTAAACAGTTTCAGATGGCTTGGGATTATAGGAATAATGGATTAGCAAGAGGCAGAATTGAGTCTGCCTGGAACAATATGACCGTTGAGCAGCAACAGCAGGCAAAAATCTGGGCAAAATCAAAAGGATATGATTGGACTGAAATGAAGTTGACTGAAAAACCTTCGGCGGTTCAGGCAGTACCACTACCATCGGCACAGGTTCAACCACTTCCTAAACCCACTCAAAATGTAGGAGAACTTGCCGAACCGGCACCGAATGTGGTAATAATGCCATCGGGTCAAGGTAATAATCAACAATCCTCTATTTCACCGGCACCAACGAATGGAACTGATACTCCTTTGATTAGTTCTTCTAATCCTGATAATTTTTATGTTCTCTATTCTCAATTAAACTATAATGTGGTAATATAATATGGCAATCTCATCACCACTTCAATCAAAAGTTCCTACAGGTTCGGCAAGGACGATAAAAAAGTTACAGGGTATTTTACTCAATAGGACAAAAGTTAAACGAGAAATATTCCAGAGGCAAACAATCTTACAAAGTCGTAGGGAAGAAAATGAAAGAAGAAAACAAAGAGAGGATGAACTTGAGGCACCGAATCTTGTAAGAACAGTTAGAGGTCCTTCACAGTTAATTGCTGGTAGTGCCAAAGGATTTTTTGATAGATTAATAGGATTTCTAGGTTATTTGACTGCAGGATGGATAGTTAATAATCTACCCACCTGGATTTCGATGGGTAAGGAGTTTATTGCCAGAACTCAACAAATGGGTAAGATACTTGGAGGTTTTATTGTAAACAGTACTGATATATTTAAAGATTTCACAAGACTTTTGGGTGCGACTTTAACAAATTTAATGACATTTGATTTTCTTGATACTTCTGGAAGAGTTAGTACTGCTTTTGATGAATTAAATTTAAGTGTGGAAAATTGGGGTACTGACTTTGAGGATGCAATCAAATTACTCACAACTCCATTAAGTGAGGGTATTGCTTCTGGTGAGAATGCCAGACCAACCGGAACTGAAAATACTAATGAGGGTGCCTATGAAACATCGGCACCTTATAGTGGTAGTGGCGGAGAAAATCCAAAAGATTTAAAGAGTGGAGCGCAACTTTTAATGAGAAAGGGATTTTCAGAAAAGGGTGCTGCATATCTTGCTGGAAATATTCAACAAGAATCTGGTTGGAATGCGATGAGAAAACCTTGGATTTTAAGTGATGGTGCTGGCACAAACAAAGGTTTAATTAGTTGGAATAGAACTAGAATAACTGCAGCAGAAAAATTCTTGGGTAAACCATTAGAAACTGCAACTGCAAGTGAACAGATTGATTGGATTAAAGAAGAAATGAAGCAATATGGGGTTCTTAAAACATTCCAAGATAAAAATGCAACTGACGAACAACTTAAAAAGGCTTCTTATGATTATATTGTGTGGGGGGATCTTGGCGCAAGATGGAAATATTCTGAAGTAGCATTACAGCATTTGCGAAAATCTGGTCCAGGAAGTTCTCAATCACAATCACCTCAACAATCGTCAGCACAAGCACCATCACAGTCTACATTACCTCCCTTACCGCCAACTGATACTCTCTCAGGTGGAGTTCAGAGATATGGTGCTTCTAGAGATAATGGAAAAAGAAAACACGCTGGAGTTGATTTTGACATTAATGGTCCTAATGCGAAGTTTTATAGTAGAATTGGTGGAGTTGTTGTTGGAAGTCCTTTTAGGTTTGGTGCGGATGGGTGGGCAATAGATATTTACAACAAAGAATTGAAGGTATATGAAAGAATTGCCGAAGCTGCAAAAATAGTGGTTAAACCGGGACAAACAATTAAACCTGGAGATTTAGTTGCTCAAGGAGAAAGCAATACGGGAGTTATTCACTATGAAATTAGAAAAAAAATAGAAGGTGGATTTGAGAATAGTCTTGACCCAATAGCGTTTCTTAGAAGTTCATCAACTTTAGCATCAGCAACACCACAATCGACCACAGCACCAGCAACAGCACAATCACAAACCCCAGCCCCAGCACAAATAACACCAACAGGTACTCCTCAAAATCCACAAATAAGTCAATCACTAGCACCAGAAAGAACTGGACCAACGGTAATTGTTTCTCAAAATCCTTCATCACCAGCACAACAAATGATATCTTCTGGTGGTGGAGGATCTTCTGGTGGAGAGTCTTCACCAATAAGTGATTTTGCCTTGTTAAATAATTTTATAAAAAATAAACTTCTACTCGACCTCGCTTACCTATAATGTCAATTAGTAAATCCATATATGAAGAATTAGTTCTTGAATCAAACGACCAGAAAAGGACGGTTGATATTAAAAATGGTGCGATTGCACTAGAATATTTTGAGGATATTTTCTCCCCAACAATTACTGCCAGAGTCAAGGTGGTCAATACCGGAAACACAATATCATCTTACAAGGATGAGGATGGAGAAAAGCAATCAATTTATAATGGTCTTCCTCTTCGTGGTGGTGAAAGACTCTCGATGAAAATTGCCGGAAATGTTCCGGGAAGAGAATCTTTGGACTTCTCAAATAATCCAAAAAAATATCTTTATGTTTCTAGTATTACCGATGTAATCTCAGAAGCACAGCAAGAAAGTTTCACTCTAAATCTAGTTTCAAGAGAGGCAATCACGAACGAAACTTCACGAGTATCGAGAAAATATTCAACATCATCAAAGATTAGTGAGTCAGTTCGTAAAATCTTAACAGATGTTCTAAAAACTGATAGCATCGGAACAATTGACGAGACTTCCAATAAGTATGGATTTATTGGAAATATGAGAAAACCTTTCACAACATTAATTTGGTTAGCATCTAAAGGTGTTCCAGTAGTTTCCGGAGATGCAACTGCCGGATTTGTATTTTATCAAACTCAGGACGGATTTCAGTTTCGTGCAATTGATAATTTAATCTCTCAAAAATCAAAGGCAACATACACTTATAGTCCAACAACAGTTTCTTATAATGATAATAATGAAAAAGTTGATAATGAATTTAAGATTCTGAATTATAGTACACAGAAAAATCAAAATTTAATTGAGAAACTTCGTCTTGGTACTTATGCAAGTCAAAGAACATTCTTCAATCCTTTAGATTTTACATTTACCGATCCTACAAAAGGACTTTTTAAATTACAAGATTATGCCAATAAAACAGAAAATCTTGGTGGTACAGATTTAAGACTTCCTAAAATATCAGAGGGATCTGATTTATCTCTCGGAGATGCTCCTTCAAGAATTATTACTGCCATTCTAGATATTGGAACCGTAGAAAAAGAAGTATCAAAATCTGAAAACGCAGATCCATCATTATATCAATCTCAATCTTTAATGAGATACAATATTCTTTTTACACAATCTTTGAGTGTAATGATTCCTGTAAATACTGATTTAAGGGCGGGTGATGTCATCGAGTGCTTATTTCCAAATAATAGTAAATCGGATAAAAGCGAACACGATTCAGAAACAAGTGGTCTATATATGATTAAGGAACTTTGTCACCATTTTAATGTCAATAATTCCTATACTTCGATGAAATTGCTGAGAGATACTTTTGGAGTTAATAATAAGGAGAGAAAATGATAGACGAATCATTACTCAAAAGTAATTTTATAGGAAGAGATGGATTCCGTTGGTGGATAGGTCAGATTCCACCAGAATCGTCTCATGGTGGACAAATAAATGGGGCAGGGTGGGGAAATAGATTTAAAGTTCGTATTATGGGATATCATCCTTATAATACGGTAGAACTTTCGAATGAAGATTTGCCATGGGCTCAGTGCTTACTTCCAACAACCTCAGGTACTGGAGCTGGAAATAATGCAACTACAGTAAAAGTATCTCCCGGAGATACTGTATTTGGATTCTTCTTAGATGGTGATAATGCTCAGATTCCAGTTATTATGGGATGTTTTGGAAGAACTTCACAAGTGCCTTCCGGAGATTATGCCGGACCATTTCAACCTTTTACTGGATATACCGGTAAGATTAAAAAACCAAATGGTACACTTAAACCCGACCAATCACTTGAACAAAATGCAGATGCTCAAAAATCTCCAAGAAGTGTCTCACCACAACAAGCAGAAGCAATTGCGGATGATGAGATTTCCTCTTTTAGTGCAATTGGTGATAAAATCCAACTTGGAAACACAGTAAACAATACTATTATTGGTAAAATATCTACTGAGGTTGGTAATTTACTGAATAAGGTTAAGGCACCCGCAATCTTTACGGATATTGCAAATGAAATTACTCGCGTAACCGACAAGATACAGGCAATTACAAACGGTCTTGTGGGTAATATGGTTAATGGATTATATAAAGGTATGATACCAATATTGAATAGTGGTCTTCAATTACTTTATAACTCAGTTTTTAGTATAACTTTAGCATCAACTGGAAATCCTGCGGCGGCACATTTGGCGGGAGTGGAAGCACAAACTGCGATGGTTTTTCCAATTAAGGCAGTAGAAGAAGCGATGCCTTGTGTTGCCGGTGCAATCATCGGTGGTCTTGGCAGTCTTATAGAAGAGATACTTAATTCTGTAGTTGATAATGTTCAAAATTTTGTTTCTTGTGCCGCAAGTCAATTTACTGGAGTTCTCGTTAATGATATTATTGGTAAAATATCAAGTGGATTGAGTGCTTCACTTGGAGGAATTCAAACAATTTTAGAATTTGTACCATCATTTAGTGTTGATGGATTTTTGCGTAACAGTATAGATTCAATCAAAGGTCTTGTTGGACTATTTGATTGTAACCAGAGTACAGGAAAGGCAGATGGTATTGTTAATGAATGGATAATTGGTTGCGGACCCACGAATGCACCTACACCTAATTTTGATGAAATTTTAGAAAATGCAAATGTTACTAATGCAATAGCAACTGGCAGTGATTTATTAGGTGGTATACAAGGTGCTGTTGGTGGGGTTGCGGGTGCATTTAGTGCAATAAACAATATTCCAAATCAAATTGGTGGATGTTATACTGGACCACCATTAAGTTGTAGTGCCCCTGTTGTGACTATTTTTGGTGGTGGTGGATCTGGTGCTACTGCAATTCCACTAATTGGAGCAATTTCTGGTTCAACAGGAAGTATTATTGGTGCAAAAGTAACGGATGGAGGTTCTGGATATAGATTCCCACCATTCGTGGAGATTAGAGATAATTGCAATCAAGGATACGGTGCCGTTGCCAGAGCAACCATTAATGATGCCGGAGAAGTTGATTCAATTTATATCGTATCCGAAGGTGAAAATTATCCAACAGGAGACTTATATGATAATTCAACATCTACAACTGCAGATACTGTAATTAATAGTTCAACCGAGAATCAAACACAATCATTAATTGCCAGAAATTATATTGTGAATAAAATTCTTATTCAAAATCCCGGACAAAATTATATTGATGGAGATAAGGCAATCGATCAATTTGGTAATGAATATTCTATTCAAATATTTGAGGGTTCTATCATTAATGCTCAACCAATAAATACTACAGTTATTGTAAATGATCTTCCAGTAATTGTAATTACATCTGATACTGGTTCTGGTGCAATATTAAGACCTTTACTGGACATAGTACCAGCAGAGTTCCAAGGTGAAGTAAAACAAGTAATCGATTGTGTAACATAAAATGGCAGAAAGACCTTTTGATAAACAAAACTGGCAGGGTAGAAGTTTAGCAAGTTTTGGACCAAAATTTAGAATAGATATGAATAACCCTCAGATGGGTTGTAACGGTACTGAAGTTTATAATCTTTATGCGGTAACTGATAATAATGATGTCTGTCTTACTGGATTGACTGAAGGTGGAAATTATAGACTATATAATGATCGATCAATAGAAATTATTGCCGGGCAAAAAAGTGAGTCAAATGGCGTAGATATTATTATTAGTGGAAGAAATGGAGATGTTTGTATAACTGCAGAAAAAAACGGAAGAGTAAGAATTCGTGCTCAAAATATTATGATTGATGCAGATGAAGATGTTGATATTAAAGCGGGAAGAAATATTACATTAGATTCTGGTTCGGGAAGAATATTACTCAAAGCAAATAAAGCAGACTGTGATGCACTAACCGGAAATCTAACACCAAAAAATACTAATTGGGGTGCTCAAGTCTTTGCCGGAACATTTGTCGGTTCTGATGTTCTTGATGAAGCATTTAATATTGCTGATGTCTTTGTTGATAGTGGTGATATTGGTATTAGTGGTAATGTAACTTCAATTATAGGTTTATAAAATGTCCAATATTAATGTAACTGGACAACAAGCATATTTTAATGAAGATGCTAAGTTCTTTAAGGACGTTTACATTTATGGAACTCTTTATTACCAGTTTGAATCCAACACTAAGGAGATATTTGGCGACGTTGAAATAAATGGTACGGCAACATTCAACGGACCAGCAGTTTTTAATGATAATGTTGAGTTTAATAATCCATTAATTTTTAAAGAACTAACAGTTACCGAAAAGCTTACTGTTCCTGGAGATTCTTTATTTACGGGAATTTCAACGTTTAATAATGATATATTTGCAAAAAGACTTAATGTTTCTGAATATTTTGGTGTAGGTATTGGTAGTACGGTTATATCTGCAAGTGGTTTAACTGGTAAGGTAGGGATTAATAGTGTTTTTCCAGAACAAAAATTAGATATTATTGGTAGTATTAAAATTGATGAATTTATTTACGATTCAACAAACTCTCCCGGATTTAGTGGTTCTTTCTTAAATAGAGATGAAAATGGTATTCGTTGGGTTACTTTTGAACCAGCTTTTAGTGAGGGAATTTTTATCCAAGATGAAGGTTCTTACATACCTATTGCCGGTGCGGCACAGTCTTTTTCAATTTTAAACTTTAAACAAATTAATAGTCTTGGATTGGGAACAGATACAATTATTCCTATTCCAAGTCCTAGTAACCCAACTCTTATTGCAGATATACAATCCCAAGATTTATGGGGATTTACTGCTGGTGGAAATATCTACAGAATGACAAATGTTGGTATTCAAAATAATAATCCAACATCAACTTTAGATATTACCGGAACTCTTCACGCAACTGGTGCGGTTGATTTTGACTCAACTTTAAATGTTGATGGTGCCACTACTCTCAATGATACTTTAGATGTTGATTTAACTTCAAGATTGGGAGGACTAGTAACCGTTGATACTGGTATTGTACCAGACTCTGATGAAGGTGCATATCTGGGAACTGCGGCATTACCATTTTCTGATGCACATATCGGAGAAATTAGAATTGCCGATGGTGCTAATGATAATACTATTGATACTGCAACCGGAAACTTGATTCTTGATGCCGCAACTGATTTAGTAAATGTTCAGGCAAACTTAGATGTTGACGGAACTCTAAATGTTGATTCAACATCAACTTTAGTTGGTCAAGTTCAGGTAAATACTGGAATAATTCCTGATTCTGATAAAAGTGCTTATTTGGGTAATAATTCAACAGCATTTACGAATGCCTATATTAGTGAGCTAACAATTGGATCTGCAGGAGTAGCAGATATTAATACTAGAACTGGAAACTTAATTCTTGATTCTGCAACTAATTTAGTAAATGTTCAGGCAAACTTAGATGTTGACGGAACTTTAAATGTTGATAGTGCCACGACTCTTCAAACAACACTTCAAGTTGGTACGGCAGGAACCGTAATCACAACGACTGGAATAGGATCTGTTGGATTTGGCACAAATAATCCAAGAAGAGACATTCAATTCAAAGAAAAAGATGTTTTCTTTGATGGTGGAGCAATATACGATACAAATGAAAATGTTGGTTTCAGATCTGAACAGTATCAAGTTCCAAGAAATGTCTTAACTACTGTTGGAGTTGACACATCCGGAAGTATTATACCCGGTAGATTTTTTGATGCCGCAAATCTTATAAGACTTAATCTAGATTTTATTGCAAATGAAACAATTGGATTCTTAACAAGTACCGATTATAAGAGTCCTGCATTTACTATTGTCAATTCTTCGGGAATTGCAACCGATCCCGTAAATTGTAAAGATGATATTAAGAGTATTCTTAAAGCGATTACCTATGATATTACAAGAGGTGGAAACTCTAGGTCTGTTGGTGCCGGTCTATCTTATTATAATGGACCTTCACTAATTCATATTACAGGAAATGATATAAATGGATATTCGGTAAAAGATGCCACAATTGTCGCCATTACAACTGCAGCACAAATTGCAAGATATGTAATTAATAATGCACCTCTTCCAAAATCATATCAAAGTGTAGGATCTAGTTTTCCTCAAATTAAAGATTTAACTTTAGCAGATGATCCTGTTGTTGGGTCTAATACAAATATTAATGGTTGTTCAAATGTTGTCTCTGCAATTACTGTTTGTGCAGGAATTGTAACCACAATTATTGGAAATGGACCTTCTGCTTCTCCCAGAACTACATATCCAGACGGAAAGATAGTATGGTCTCCTCCCGGTGCAGACTCTAAGAATATCATTTATGTTTCTAAGTATGGAAATGATGATAACAACGGAAGAACAGAAGGTGCAGCAAAACTTACAATTGGTGCAGCAGCAGATGTTGCACAACCAGGCGATACTATTATGGTTCGTTCTGGTGTTTATTTTGAAAATAATCCAATTGGACTGAGAACTGATGTTACTGTTAGCGGTCAAGATTTAAGACTTGTAACAATATGCCCACAAAATGATGATGACGTATTCTATGTGAGAAGAGGATGTTTAATTGAGAACTTAAGTTTTGCTTACAGTAAAAATCCATTTGATGCTGCAGCACCAATTTCTATTAAAGGTGCGGCAGTGGCATTTCCACCACCAGCAGGAATTTCAAGAGCTAGAACTGGATATTTAGATCCGGGTCCTGCTACGGAAGGACCTACTGGAAGATGGAGGTCTCCATACATTCGTAACTGTACTAACTTTATGAGTGGCAGTATTGGTATGAAAATTAATGGAGACCACGCAACTGCCTCAACAATTGGTAATGATTTAAAGTGTATGGTTTGTGACTCCTTTACCCAATATAATGAGGCAGGAATTGGAGTATCAATTACCAATAATGGATATGCTCAGTTAGTTTCTATTTTCACAATCAACTGCGATATTGCGATTTATGCTGATACAGGTGGTTCTTGTGATTTAACAAACTCTAACTCATCATTTGGTAATTTTGGATTAGTTGCCGTTGGATTAGGTTCTACCGAATTTACTGGAATTGTAAGCACCTATCCCCCAACTAGAACTCAACCCGGAGTTGATGCCGGAAGTGATAAAGTTACATTTGCTGATATGAAAGATGGTGGTGGACTTGAAAGAAGACCTTATGATGGTCAGGCACTTTTCTTTAAGATTAATTTAGATAATTATCCAGATGCTCAAGGAACCGGAATACTTCAAGAACCAATGGTTCAAATTCAATCAATTAAAGTTACAAATGGTGGGTCTGGATATAGTCCTGCAACACCTCCAACAATATTTGTTTATGATAATGTTGATCAATCTCAACAACCAAAAGGACCTCAAGGAATTATTGCCGAATTAAGTCCAACAATTGATGAAGTATCAGGTGCAATTACGGCAATAGATATTGTAAATAGTGGAAGAAATTATTTACCAACGCAAGATCTTAAAGTTTTTATTGATGGAGGAACCGCTAGTGCAGATGTTGTTACTCAACCAATTTATTATGCAATTGATTCTGCAACAGAGACAGCATCTGTCACTGGAATTACCACAGTTACATTTACCGAATTTATCCCATATGAACTATTTGGTGGAGAAGAAGTTTCATTAAAGAGAATCAGTCGCATACTTACAAGCTCTCATTCTTTTGAATATATCGGTACTGGCACGGACATAAATACATCAACACCGTTTAAAGGTGGAGTTTCTATTAAAGAAAATGAGATTGTTGCTTTAGACGGAGCACAAATTCCATTTACAAGCACAGACCAAAAAGGTAATTTTGACATCGGTGAAGGATTTCAAATTAATCAACCATCCGCAGTAATTAGAGGAAGAGATTTCAGTAAAGCAATACAGGCAGAAGTTACACCACTCATACTTGCATTGAGATAAGATATGGCAGTCGCACCACTTAATAAATTTTTAACTATAGCAGTTCCAGTTGCTCCAGGAGAACAGACAGTATATACAACTCCTGTTGGAGTTTCTGCAATTCTTCTTTATGCACAGGTTGCAAATGTGGGCGTCAATACTTATCCAACGGTATCTCTTACTCATAGAAGAAAGAGTACATCAGCAAGAACTTCTGGAAATACTAGAGATATTAGAATCATTAAAGACGTAGAAGTACCACCAAATGATGCAGTAGTAATCGTTGACGGAAGATTAGTCCTAGAAAGAAATGCCGTAATTAATGATTCTATTGTAATTCAAGGAACTCAATCAGGTATTGTTACGGTTAGTAATTGTCTGTATGATAATTCAACAGGAATTACTACAATAACAACACTTACGCCACATAATTTTAATGTAAATGATGAAGTTACGATGAGTGGATTGGCATTTACTTGTAGTGGGTCATTTGGACTAACCACATCAATTTTTCCTTCACCTCAACAATCTTTTGTTATTGATTCTATAATTGGCGATGTCGGTATTTCCAAAACTTTTGTAACTAATTCTGGTGTGGTTGTTGGTATTGCTCATACTTATGTAAGTGGTGGACAAGTTGGACCACTACATATGGAATTTATTTGTAGCATTCTAGAAAATAGTACGACATAATTATGCCAAGATACCTTAGTAATAGAGTCAAAAGAACTCCGCAGGGTTCACTATCTACTGATAGATATAGGTATTTGGATCTTGACCAGGCAGAACCAAATCTTGGAGATCCTGCTGTACCGGGACCAACAATACCAGTAGGAACTCAATATCAAGTCATATCTCTTCTTGAAAGACCGGGAGAAAGATATTGGATTCCTGTTGGTGGAGGATTAATTCCCGGAGCAATTAGTGTTTATGAGGAAGGTGTTATAACTCCGCCTGGAGGAGTTAGTAGTATTAGTCAACTTAATTTTAAGGGAAGTGCTATTACGGTACAGGGTTATTTAAATCCTGATGGGTCTCCTGGAATTGCTGCCACAATAACAGTATCTCCTCCGGGAAATAATGGTGGAGTTTTATTTAAAGAAAATAATGACTTTGCAACATCTTCTAATTTAGTCTTTAATAGTTCTGTTGGTATTTTAACAATTGGAAATGGGTTGAATGTTGGAAGCGGAACAACATTTTTTAATGTACAACCAACTGGACTGGTTGGTATAGGGACCACAAATCCGACACAAGAATTGCACGTTCGAGGAGATATTAGACTTACCGGAACAATTTATGACTATCTGAATCAACCGGGAAATGATACTCAAATTTTAATTAAAAATAATCTTGGTGGGTTAATTTGGGCAAATCAAGATACAATTAGAGCAGGAGCAGGAGGAACATATCAGCAAGTTCAATTTCATAATTCTGTTGGACTAGTTGATGGAGCTTCAAACTTTGTATTTGATGAAGTTAATAGTCGTGTTGGTATTGGTAGTACTCGACCAAAAGTTTTACTAGATGTTCTGGGAATATCTAGTTTTAAAGGCGGAACCTCTATTGATAATCTTACAGTAACCGGAATATCGACAATTGGAACTCTTGGAGTAACAGGAACCACAACAACTAGAAATCTTCAAGTTACTGGAGTTACAACAGTTGGATTTGTTACAGGAACAAGTGCTTATTTTACGGGTATTGTAACAGCATCAAAGTTTGTTGGAGCACTTGATGTAACTGATTTATATGTAACTGGATTCTCTACATTCAAAAAATTAGTATATATTGATAGTGATTTAGGTGTTACTGGTCTCACAACACTTAATCGCTTAAAAGTAAGTGGAATTTCAACCTTTGATTCTCAGGTTAATATTAATAATTTAAATGTTACCGGTGTAGGAACATTTGACAATATTAAACTTGATACTAATACTATCAGTACAATTGATGGTGGAAATCTTATTCTAGATTCAAGTGGAGGAACTACCCAAATTAATGATTCTGTTTATGTAAATAGCACCACAGAATCCAACAATAAAAATACTGGTTCAATCGTTACTGAAGGTGGTGTTGGAATTGAAAAAAATCTTTATGTTGGCGGTAAAATTGGTATTACTTCAACTGTAGAAGATTATTATGGAAATGTAGGTGTTGCTGGTAGTGTTTTAATTTCTACTGGTATTGGAGTTAGTTGGGTTACTCCATTTGCTGCTGGTATTCAAGGACTACAGGGTACTCAAGGACTTCAAGGACTTCAAGGGCTTCAGGGTCGTCAAGGAACTCAAGGATTGCAAGGTACTCAAGGACTTCAGGGACTTCAGGGTCGTCAAGGTACTCAAGGACTTCAGGGTACTCAAGGACTACAGGGTACTCAAGGACTACAGGGTACTCAAGGTCTTCAGGGTGCTCAAGGTCTTCAGGGTGCTCAAGGTCTTCAGGGTGCTCAAGGAACTCAAGGAATACAAAGTTCTCAAGGTACTCAAGGTACTCAAGGTACTCAAGGTCTTCAGGGCACTCAAGGTCTTCAGGGTACTCAAGGATTACAGGGTACTCAAGGTCTTCAGGGTACTCAAGGTCTTCAGGGTACTCAAGGTTCTCAAGGATTGCAGGGTACTCAAGGTTCTCAAGGATTCCAGGGTACTCAAGGATTGCAGGGTACTCAAGGACTCCAGGGTACTCAGGGTCGTCAAGGAACTCAAGGTCTTCAGGGTACTCAAGGACTCCAGGGTACTCAAGGGCTTCAGGGTACTCAAGGGCTTCAGGGACTTCAGGGTCTTGCAGGAACAACTCAAGGCACTCAAGGATTGCAAGGTGCTCAAGGACTACAGGGTACTCAAGGACTTCAAGGACTTCAGGGTCGTCAAGGCACTCAGGGTCTTCAGGGTGCTCAAGGATTGCAAGGTACTCAAGGTCTTCAGGGTGTTCAGGGTCTTCAAGGAACTCAAGGTCTTCAGGGTGCTCAGGGTCTTCAAGGAACTCAAGGTCTTCAGGGTGCTCAAGGTCTTCAGGGTGCTCAAGGTCTTCAGGGTGCTCAAGGATTGCAAGGTACTCAAGGTCGCCAAGGCACTCAAGGATTGCAAGGTACTCAAGGACTTCAGGGTACTCAAGGACTTCAGGGACTTCAGGGTCTTGCAGGAACAACTCAAGGCACTCAAGGATTGCAAGGTGCTCAAGGACTACAGGGTACTCAAGGAACTCAAGGACTAAAAGGAGAATCTGCTGCTCAGGGTTCCCAAGGTCTTCAAGGTACTCAAGGACTCCAGGGTGCTCAAGGTCGTCAAGGCACTCAGGGTCTTCAAGGCACTCAGGGTCTTCAAGGACTTCAGGGTCTTCAGGGTGCTCAAGGAACTCAAGGACTAAAAGGAGAATCTGCTGCTCAGGGTTCCCAAGGTCTTCAGGGTACTCAAGGAACTCAAGGTCTTCAGGGCACTCAAGGATTAAAAGGAGAATCTGCTGCTCAAGGTTCTCAAGGTCTTCAGGGTACTCAAGGTTCTCAAGGTCTTCAGGGCACTCAAGGATTACAAGGTAGACAAGGATTACAAGGAACTCAAGGTCTTCAGGGTTCTCAAGGTCTTCAGGGTACTCAGGGACTAAAAGGAGAATCTGCTGCTCAGGGTTCTCAAGGTCTTCAGGGTACTCAGGGACTTCAGGGTGCTCAGGGACTTCAAGGTACTCAAGGTCGTCAAGGCACTCAGGGTCTTCAGGGTTCTCAAGGTCTTCAGGGTTCTCAAGGTCTTCAGGGTACTCAGGGACTAAAAGGAGAATCTGCTGCTCAGGGTTCTCAAGGTCTTCAGGGTCTTCAAGGAACTCAAGGAACTCAAGGACTAAAAGGAGAATCTGCTGCTCAAGGTTCTCAAGGTCTTCAGGGTACTCAGGGACTCCAAGGTGCTCAAGGAACTCAAGGACTAAAAGGAGAATCTGCTGCTCAGGGTTCCCAAGGTCTTCAGGGTACTCAAGGACTAAAAGGAGAATCTGCTGCTCAAGGTTCTCAAGGACTTCAGGGTACTCAAGGTCGTCAAGGTTCCCAAGGACTTCAGGGTACTCAAGGATTACAGGGTACTCAAGGAATCCGTGGAACTGACGGAACATCTGTAAGTATTGTTGGGACTGTAATTGCAGTTACTACTTCTGAACCACATACCACATTAACTAATGATGATACAGGATTCTCTTGGTATCCACCATCTACTGGTGATGGCGTTATTGAAGAAAGTACTGGAGATTTATGGGTTTATACTGGGACGGACTGGGATAATGTTGGACAGATTCGTGGACCTCAAGGCACTCAAGGATTGCAAGGTATTCAGGGTCTTCAGGGTGCTCAAGGATTACAAGGTACTCAAGGATTACAAGGTACTCAAGGTCTTCAGGGTGCTCAGGGTCTTCAAGGAACTCAAGGTCTACAAGGTACTCAAGGAATTCCTGGTGGGTTAATAGCTTCAACTCCATCAACAATTACAAAATCAACATTTACTGCTACTGCTGGGCAAACAACATTCTCAGTAGCATATGGTGTTCAATATATTCTTGTATATCTAAATGGTTCTCATTTACAAGAATCTGTAGACTATGCCGCAACTGATGGTTCTACAGTTGTTCTTACCGTTGGTGCATCTGCTGGAGATATTATTGAGGTTGTATATTTTGACTTGGGTAATTATGTTGCGGGACTTCAAGGTTCTCAAGGTTCTCAAGGTATTCAAGGTATTCAAGGACTACAGGGTACTCAAGGATTAGATGGGTTATATGCTGGTCAAGGTACTCAAGGTCTTCAAGGTACTCAAGGTACTTTTGGTCCACCAGTAATTCCACAAAACTCACAAACATCGGCATACATATTATCTTTATCTGATATTGGAAAGCATATATCAATAACAAGTGGTGGGGTTACAGTTCCAGCATCAATTTTTAGTGTAGGAGATGTAGTTACAATCTTTAACAATAACAGTAGTAGTCAGACTATCACACAAGGAGTATCTGTCACCCTAAGGCAGGCTGGAACTGCAAACACCGGTAATAGAACCTTAGCACAGTATGGACTAGCAACTATTTTATGTGTTGCGTCTAATACCTTTGTAATCAGTGGAGCAGGACTAAGTTAATGGCAATTACACAAGCGTTATTATTATCATACGATACCGGTATCCTAACTGCACCGACTTCTGTAGAGTATCTTATTCTTGCAGGCGGCGGTGGTGGTGGTGCCGGTGGTCTTGGAGGATCTGGTGGAGGCGGTGCCGGTGGATATTTGACTGGAACTGCTTCTGTAACTGCCGGAACATCTTATACAATTACTGTTGGTGGCGGAGGAGCAAGTAGATCTGCCGTATTTGAGAATGGAGGACAAACAGGAGGAAATGGAGTAAACTCTTCGGCATTTTCTGTGACTTCTACTGGTGGAGGTGGTGGCGGTGGTGCTGGTGGATATTTTGATGATGGAAATACTATATTTGAGTATCCTCCTTCGGCAGCAAATAGTGGCGGATCAGGTGGTGGTGGTAGTGGTTATTCTGGGGTTGCTCTTATCACGACGGGTGCCAGAGGCACTGGAACATCTGGGCAAGGAAATAATGGAGGAACTGGAAGTGCTGCAACTTCGTCTGCTGGTGGTGGCGGTGGTGGTGGCGGTGCTGGGGCCGTCGGAACAAATGCTATCGGACAGGCTGGAGGAACTGGTGGAGCGGGTTCTTCTTCAAGTATCACCGGATCTGCCGTAACTCGTGGTGGTGGTGGTGGTGGTTCTGGAATGACTAGTGATGGTGCTTCTAAGAACAATGCTACTGGAGGATCTGGCGGTGGTGGCGGTGGAGCATCACGAAATGGTACATCAAATACTGGCGGTGGCGGCGGTGGGGATACGGCTGGGGAAGGAACTGCTGTGTCTGGATCTGGTGGTTCTGGAGTTGTCATTTTTAGATATGCAGATACTTTTGCTGCGGCATCATCAACTACAGGTTCACCAAATGTAACGGTAACTGGTGGGTTCCGAATATATACATTTAACGGTTCTGGTAGTATAACTTTCTGATGGCACATTTTGCTAAACTAGATGAAAATAATATAGTGATAGAAGTTATTGTTGTCAATAACGAAGTAATCATCGATGAAAATGGAAATGAAAATGAGGAACTTGGTATTTCTTTTTGTAAGCAATTATTTGGAGAAGATACTAATTGGATTCAAGCAAGTTATAATGGAAACATTAGAAAAAGATATCCTGCTATTGGAGATTCCTATGATGAAATCTCAAATGCCTTTCTCATACCAAAACCTTATCCAAGTTGGATATTGAATTCAGAAACTTGCGATTGGGAAGCACCAATTCCAAAACCAGATATTAATTCTGATGAGATTGTCTTGTGGAATGAAGAAACTCTAGAGTGGATTATAACTAACAATATCTTATTACATTAAATAAATATAAAAATAAAGATTTAAACTGAAATGGGAAAGGCAAGAGATACTGGTAATTTTGTTTCTGACGGAATTGCCTTTGCTGATATTGCAAATGATAGATTGGGAATTGGAACAACTAGTCCATCATCTGCTTTGGATGTAAACGGAACGATTACGGCAAGTAATACTCCATTTTTTAGAACTGGTCCAACAATTTCTGCGGACTATACAATCGGTCCATCTTATAATGAAATGAGTGTTGGACCAATCACAATAAATAGTGGCGTCACAGTAACCGTAAGTTCAGGTGGCAATTGGGTTATTATTTGAGATAAACTATGAGTACACTAAAGACTAATACAATTCAGACAGTTGATGGTCTTCCATTATTGAATACTACTGGAAGTATAATTCAAGTTGTTTATGGTGATATGGGGTCTAATTATGACCAGATAGAAACACAAAATAACTCTGTTATTGAAAATTGTTCTGTTACAATAACTCCAACAAGAAGTACAAGTAAAATACTTCTGATTGCTCATGTTGTTCATAATGCTCGATACGTGGCTAGTTTTGGATTTGCTAAAAATGGAGTAAATATTGGCGGCAATACTAATCTTAATAGTACAAATACAATCGCAATGGCTTATTTTGGAACTGGCACTGATAGTGCGGGTAATTGGTGTACTTCTACAACTTATCAATATCAAGATACTGCCGGAACAACATCTCCTATAACTTATGCACCAACTGCCTGTTCTAGTTGGAATGGAGCAATATATCCACTTATCATTAACAATCGAATTTCCCCCGGCGCTAATCTAGATATGACATCTCTTACAAGTATTATTGCTATGGAGATATTAGCATGAGAACTGCAACAATATCAGATGCAATTAATTCGTTATGTCCACAGGCACAGTGGAAAATGCCAAATGGTGATTACTATCAAATTAAGTGGTTAGAAAAACCAGTGTGGGAAGGTGGTCAAAAGAAACCCACAAAAGAAGAAGTAGACGCAGAAATAATAAGACTTCAAAGAGAGTGGGACAATACCGAATATCAACGCCTTAGAGCAGCAGAATATCCACCGATGGCTGATTATCTTGATGGTATTGTAAAAAATGACCAAGAACAAATACAGACATATATAAATGCGTGTCTTGCGGTAAAGGCAAAATATCCTAAACCAGAAGGTGTAGAGTAATGAGTACTTTAAGAACTGATACAATCACAACGGTTGCCGGAAAACCAATTCTCAATAGCACCGGAAGTATTATACAGGTTGTTCATACACCTTTAACAACTTCTTTTGCCGGAACTTCAGTACAAACTGGCAGTGGTCTCTATGTTAATGTGCCCGGATTAAGTGCAACTATAACACCAACCTCTACAACTAGTAAAATACTAATACTGACTCATATGTATGTTGGAGCATCGGCTGGGGGATCACCAGGTTATCAGCAACACTTTAGAATTAAAAGAAATGGAACTCCTATTTTAGTGGGTGCTGGTGAAGGAGGAAGAATTGCTTCTACTGGAATGATCAATATGTACAATACTGATGGTCAGGGTAATCAATATAATGTGTTTGTTCTCAGTGGAACTCATTATGACTCTCCAACATCAATATCCTCTTTAACATATCAAATAGAAATGGGTGGATGGACTAGTGCTCCTGATGTTTTTGTAAATAGATCAAGAGTATTTCAGAACGTTCCTCCTAGTCATGACTCTACCCCAGTTTCTACTCTAACTTTAATGGAGGTTTCGGGATAATGGATATTTTTAATACAATTCGTTCTATAAGACCCGATGCAAAGTTTTCGGTAACTGGCAATGATTACAATAATCTAGTATGGTACGATGAAAACGAACTACCACCTCCAACGGAAGAAGAAATACAAGCAGAAGGAGAAAGACTTCAAGTAGAATATGAGCATAACCAGTATCAAAGAGATCGTGCTGTTGCTTATCCTTCAATTCAAGACCAACTAGATACTTTATATCATCAAGGTTATGATGGTTGGAAATCAGTAATTGATGAAGTGAAAAATAAATATCCAAAACCAGAAAACTTATGAGTATCCTAAATGTAGGTGAAGTTCAAACAAACTTCATTAAAAGTACTACCGGAAATACTGCTTTAACTATTGATGCAAGTGGAAGAGTTTTAAATTCCAATAGACCAGCATTTGCATCTTATGGTGACGCAACTTATACAACTTATAATAATGGTACTGAAATAACAAAATTTACTTCCACATTATTTAATGTAGGAAATCATTATAATACAACAACGTGTAGATTTACGGCTCCAATTACTGGAATATATCATTTTACCGCTACCTGTATAACGGAGATTGATCAAGTTGGAGGTATATCGTTTTGTATTAATGGTATCGATGCTCTTAATGGCGGTATAGCATATATGTCTGCTGAAAGAGGTAGATCGAATAGTATTATTCTTTCATTATCTACAAATGATTATGTTAGTTTATTTGCTAGATTTGGTAATATGAGAATATATGGACAACCATTTAGTGGATTTTCTGGTTACTTAGTAGGATAACAAATACTCAAAGGATATAAAATTTTATGGATTATACAATCACTTTAACCGAAGCAGAAAATAAGGCAATGGAATATATTGCCACTGACGTAAACGATTGGATTACAAACGCAGTAATCAACCGTGCTCGTATTGCGATTGATGAAATAGTCGCACTAGAGGTAGAAAGAATTACCTCACAAGGCGGAGAACTTTCAGGAACAAAAGAGGACATAGTTCTTGCCGCACCCATCAAATCTGCCAGAGAACGGCAAGAGGAATTTGATTCCCAAGACCCCTTGACACCACCCGCCTGATGCCCTATAATACCTAGGTAATCAAACGAAACGCCTGATGCCTGCCGAAGAGACCCTGACCCGCTGTGTTGTCGATACGCTTGCTCGTAAGTTCTACCTGTATTCTAATGAAGGTGGTGAACGAGTTGTAAATTGTGAGACCGTAGACCAGTTTATGAATGTTCTTGAAGTGGTTCGTGCTCAGGTAAGTGATGATTGCCTTGCGTATTCTGATCCCCTTTGATAAATGGAAGAGTTTACCGTAGAAGAATTTCAATCGGACTTTGATTCTCTTATGAGTAGAGTAGAGAACGGAGAGTCTTTTATGATTCATAGCGAACACGGAGATGCTATGATGATTCCTGCAGACGACGACCTCATACGAATACACACGGACCACGAAGAAGGTTGTTGATTCAAGGCAACATATGAGACTTATAAGTTGCTTCAAGGCAACTTTTATGGTCGTCAGAACAGGTGTTCAGAGGGATCTTATAAGTCCTTTGCCCCAGATTAGGGCCTTTGGCAGGGTTCGATACCCTGGGCGACTATTTGCTTACCTATTTTGTAATGGGTTTTTAGGGTAAGCACAACAGGAAACCTATTTGAAAAAAGGAGAGTGAAAAGCCCTGCTCATAAGTTGGTAAGAAACATACCTATAACTTATGAGTGCTTTCTGTTTCACTGTATGAATCTCTCCTATTGCTCGTTTGGCCCTCTGGTGAAGGCGATCTGCTCATAACAGATAGAAGGCGAAGGTTCGATCCCCGCAACGAGCATTTTTAATAAAAACTCATATAAATAAATAGGACAGTCCTATTAAAAGTATGAGTTGCATAAAAGAAGGTTTATTTGATAAGCACCATATAGTACCGAAATATAAAGGAGGTACTGATGAATTTGACAATGTGATTACTATTTCTCGAACTTGCCATACTATGTTTCATTATTGTAATTGGAAGTTATGGGGAAACAAAGAAGATTATATTGCTTATCGGGGATTAGCATCTCAAATATCAAAAGAAGAAATAATAAAAGAAATATCAAGTATGACTGGTAAAAGGTCGTATGAAAATAAAACTGGTTTGTTTGCTCTTTCTATTGAAGAAAAGAAAATAGCATCCTCAAAAGGAGGTAAAAAGGCAGGAAAATATATGTCTCAATCTATGTGGATAAATGATGGAATACAAAATAAAAGAATATTAAAAACAGAAATATTACCTGATGGTTGGGTAGCAGGTAAAGTTAAAAAGAAAAAAAGAAAAAGATATGGAAGAAGTTGGGATGAATATATGGAATCTTTTGATGAAAGAAACAAGTATAGATTAGAATATCTTAAGAATGTTGACTTGACAAAAAGAGGAACAAAGACTAAAATTGCTAATGACTGGGGAGTTTCTAGAGCGCAAGTTAATAGGTTTCTAGAAAAACATTATTCCCTCAGCACTTGACTATTATGATTCTTTGAGTTATAATAGTCTCATACACGGGCGTGTAGTCCAGCGGAAGAGACAGAACACTTAAAATGTTTCCAGCGGTGGTTCGAATCCACTCACGCCTATTAAAATAAATATAAGATATTGAAATACACATATGTCTTACAAAATTACCAAAGCATATTGTTGGTATAATAATGGATCTCAAATTGTATTGATGTATTTTATTTCTGAAATCCCTTTCACATTTGATGAGCTCCCAGACGGGCACTTATATGACCAAGAACTCTGTAGAACAGCGGACAAGTACAGAACATTTGAACCAGAAGATTTATATAAGAACTCTTTCTATCTTATAGACGAGGAGGCACATCCTTGC